TTTTGTATGCGTTGGCGGCGTACCGCTGGATCTCCTGCGAGGAGTCCTTGAACAGAGTGTCAACACCCCCGACCAACTGCTCGTAGTCAGCATAGGCGGCGATGACTTCTTTGCCGAGCTTTACGGCGGCGGCACCTGCGGCAACAGCCACAGCACCGAGTGCCACACCTACGGTTTTGAGAACCTTGCCGAAGCCTTCAAACTTACTGCCGGATTCCTCCGCAGCCTTGCCGCCCTCCTTGATGGCTTTCTCGTTCTCGTCCAGCTCACGGTTCATATCGTTGAGGGCGGCTTCGGCATTGTTGAGTTGAATCTGCCAGTTCTGGGTGCGGCGGTCGTTCTCTCCAAAGGAGGTGGCGGCATTCTGCAGAGCCTTGCGAAGGGTGTCGATTTTTGTAGTCTGCTCATCGATCTCTTTTCGCAGCACCTTATTCCGTGCGGCGAGAGCCTCCACGGATTTATCGTTTTTATCGAACTGAGAGGTGGCGAGCTTCATTTCGGAGCCGAGCACCTTGAAAGACTGGTTGATGTCCGCCAGGGCTTTCTTGAATTCTTTTTCGCCCTCAAGACCGATCTTCAGTCCGAAACTGTCTGCCATGTACCGTCACCTCCTTAAATGCCGTCCGGGATAATATCGTCAATGTAGTGTTCGTGAGCAGGAACAGCCTGCCCGTTATACTGCTTGTGGCACTCCCATAAGTCCAAAAGCAGGCCAAACGGCATCAGCCACACCTCATCCTGGCTGAGATGAAGGTGGGCAAGGCCGTAATAAAGAAGCCGGGTAAACAGCTCCGCATCGGAGACCGTTACCCGACTGGTGCGTTTTTTGCGTCTTTCTCGCTTTCCACATTCCGCTTGGTGCCCTTATAGAGAGCTTCCGTAATGGCGGTTTTGTATCCTGCAAGGTCGAGTGGCGTGGTCAGAAGCTCCACCACATCCTCCGTGAGCAGCTCCTTGGGATGCTCCTTGTCCTTGAGGTTGTGGATGAGAATTCTCTGATTTGCAAGAAGTGTGATGAGCCACACGATCTCGCCGATAGCCATTTCAAAGTTCTCGGACTTCATCAGCTTCTCGCCGAGGTTTTCCAGACCGCCGTAGCGACCGGCGATCTCTTTAGTTGCCTTGGTGGTCAGGAGCAGGGTGTACTCCTCATCGCCGATGGTAATGGTTGCGGTTCTTTCGTTATCCATCATAAGTTACCTCCGTTAAGTGGATTTCTCGGGTGATGCCGCATAGGTCGGCTCGTATACCGTCTTATACCAGTTGGAAATGGTGGCCGCCGTCACGGTGGTATCGCCCTCGGTGACCTCTGCTTTCCAGGGATGCGCACCCTTGGCGTCCGGCTTGTTGCGGCGCAGAATGGTACCCTCGATGGTCGGCGTAGAGAAAGTAATGCTGTCGCCCTTGGTGGCAAGGTTGGTGGCCGGGATGCCGAACTTCACACGGTAAAGCCAGAAATACTTATATTTGCCGTTGGACTTCTTTGCGCGGAAGCCCACCGCTACGGGTTCGCCGCCGTCCTCGCTTGCGGAGACGACCACGCCGTTTTTGTCGATGGTCGCGCCTGTCAGGTCGGATGCGGCGGTCGCACCGATGTCATCCACGCCGAGTGACAGCGTGCCGCTTTTGAATTCCTTTACGATCTCTGCCGCACCGTCGTCGGCGTAGAGAGTCGCTTCCGCCAGTTCCACAGAAAGCTCTGCGGTCATGGCCTTTGCCAGCTGCACCGGAGAAGCGTAGGTTTCCTCGCCGCTTGCGTCCTCGGTGATTTTGGCGTAATAGAGTTTGTCAAGACCGATGGTTGCCATGTCTTAAACCTCCAATTCATAGATTTGTGCCACATCAATGGCGTAGTGATGATAGCCGGTTTCGGTCTCAAAGCCGATATACCGGCGGTCGGTAATATAAAAATCCGCACCCAGCAGGGCACGGACGATTGCATTTTTCAGTTTGGTGTAGCTGCCCTTCGAGAAGAGGGACAGCCGTGCCTCCTGCGTTTCGCAGCCGGGAGCATTATCGGCGTGAAGCTCGAAGCTGTCCGACAGCGGCGTGATCACCAGATAGGTGTCCGGGGCTTTGCCGGAAAACACACCCGTTTCCACGGACACGCCGCAGCTTTCGGCGATGGTTTGTAAATCGGATAGCAGGCTCACAGCTTTTCCACCTCCTCGTCCAGCGCCTTGGTCATGGCATCGATGCATTCCTGCCGGGATGCCGTTTTTGCGGGCTTCAGAAACGGCTTTGCGGGCTGCCCGTGCTTGCCGTATTCGAGAATGTTGGCAAGTTTGGCATTGCTGCCGCCGTCCGAGCGAGGTTCGGCGAAACCGACCTTGATGTCGTGGTTGCCGTCCCGGTTCAGCTTGGAGGGAGAAAGGCCGAGTGCGCCCTCCAGTTCGCCCGTGGTGCGGGATTTGAACTTTGTCCCTCTGCCGATAACGGAGGAAAGATTGCTCTTGACTCTCTTCAGCACGACCTCACCACCGGCCTGCAGGACGGTATCCGCCACGCTGTCAAAGTTGCTGCCGAGCTTAGATATCTTCAGGAGGAAATCCTCCGGCATTTTCATTTCAGCTTTTGCCAATGGTAGGTTCACTCCTTTTCGCTAAAACCTCGATGTACATCCCACGACCTTTCACATTTTCAACAGAGATGATATTAAATCGCTCTCCGTCACAAATGAGAAAATGATCGGTGGTGATCGTCAGCCCCGGAATACACCGAAAGCGGAAGAGGTCGGTCGCTTCACTGAATGCAGCGAGGTTCGCCCAACGCTGACTGCCGTGCCGGCCTTCCCAGTACACACGGACAGAAGCGAGGACTTCATCCTCGGAATGAGTAAAGCCCTCGCTGTCCTTGACTTGACGGGTTTCCACGATGTCGGCAAAGCCGTTCATTTTTCCGAAGCTCATGCTCACACCTTCCAATCCCGGTCAAGCCGCAACAGCAGATTGACCGTGTTCCACACCTGCTGTGCCGCTCCGGTATTATCCGCAAAGAAGCCGCCCGTGCTGCCGTCCCGACTCTCGTAGAAGTGGGACGACAGCATAATGACGGCTTGTTCTGTAGTGGGTGGCATGGAGTTCTCCTTGTAGTAGCCCTCCGGAATGTGCTGGTAGCTTTCGGCGTAAGAAACAGCGGCGGTGATGTAGCTTTTCAGCAAAGCATCATCCGCCGTATGTTCCAGTATGAGGTTGGCTTTCACTTTGGAAAGAAGCTCGTCCATCACCGCCGCCTCCTTTCATTAGGTGCCGGAAGAGGCAGTGCCCTTCTGCTGCAGCACCTTGATAGCTTCGGGCAGAATGAGCTTGCCGTCCAGGCGCTTGGATGCGATGAAACCGATCTGACCGGTCTCCGCAAAGCGCTCGTTCAGACGCTTGAAGGTAATACCCAGGCGGTCGCCGATCCAGTAGTAGTTGAAGTCGCCGAAAGCAACGGTCTTCTGACCGGCCGCCAGCTCCGGCGCATAGGGAGAGGTGTAGATACGCTTGCCGAGCAGCGTATCAAAACCGCCCTCATGCAGAGCGGGCTGCCACAGATACTGTCCGTTGGAGTCCTTCAGCTTGCGGATGTTCTTCATGGTGGAGTCGTTCAGAAGCCACACGGCATTCTTGCGATAGGCACTGTTCAGAGAGTAGAACAGGTCGATCAGCTCGTCGGCAGTGATGGCGGTCGCGGAAGCCGCCGTGACACCAAGCTGACCGCCGCCCGTGGCATTGAAAATACCCGTGGGCTTGCCGCTGCCGTCGCCGGTGAGGAACGCCTCTTCCTCCTTGTTGCCGATACGACGGGCGAACTCGGTGCGGAAGTAGGCTTCCAGGTCAAAGGCAGAGTCGTTCAGAAGCTCCTCGGACACCTTGATCATGGTAGCTACCTTGTGTGCGCCGATGAGCTGCAGACCGAAAGCATCGTCGCCTTCGGGAATGGTGCCTTCCTCATCGACCCAGGCAGCAGTGCCTTTGGT